AATAGCGGCTCCGATATTAACCCAATTGAATTTGTGGCAGGTTCCTATTACAATTTCTCTAGCCATTGTAGCAACACCTGAGTGCATACGAATATCATCACAAAGAAACAGGATTTTTTTTCTTTGTTCTTTTGGTAAATAACCTTCTTTCATAAAATTTTAATTGTCTAGTGTTAAGTTTGTTTTGCTATGAACTTGTTTTCTAAATTCTTCGTCTGTAAGATACAAACAAATAGCTCGGTCTGCAAGTTTTTGGAATGAAAATTTTGTTTTAACACATTCTATTTTGAAATTTTCAAATAAGTGTCTGTGAACTTTAACACTTGTTAGTTGTAACTCTTTTTTTATCATAATCTATTTTTTATATATATAAATATATGGATTCTTAAAAACTAAAAAATTTTTCATCGGGAGTTAGTGAAGCTCCGCATAAATCTTTGTTTTTTCCAAAGTCACACCAATCACAAGGTTTATCAATTTTCTTTTCAAATTCTTTATCTATAGGATTACCAGTATCAGTATAACATTCTTTTATAAAAGAAATAAAATCTTCTTTTGCATCTTTTAAACGTTTATTATTATCAACTGGTTTGAAGTTTTGGACGCGATATGCTTGGTGAGGTGACATTAGATTTGAATCGTCAAAATTTAATACTTTACGTTTAACAATATAAAATTCTACATTTATTTTACTTAATGGTACTTTAAATAATTCAGAATAATATTGTTTATAAAGATAAAGTTGATTATGTTTTGTTTTGTCTCCTTTTTCCCATTTACTCCATCCTTTAGTAGATGTTTTAATATCAAATATAGTATATTCATCTAGTTTTTTATTATAGATTATTAAATCTATGTATCCCATATACTTAATATTTGGTCTTTCTTTAATTGGATTAGTTATTAAAGGTACTTCAATACCTTTTAATTCATGTTTACGAGGTGAAAAATAATTTCTTCTCCCACGTTTATGTTTTTTAAACCAATCTAATATTCCTACACCATCTAAATAAAATTCATTTAATAATTCTGGTGTGGCAAAATGTCCATGTTTTTTTTTATATTTAGTATATTCCTCAACCATTTTTTCTTTAAAGAATGTATTTAAATTTAAATCATCTGCTTTTTTTGCTGATGTATCAAACATAGTTTGAAGATAATGTTGTAAAGCTTCATGCATTGCTGTACCAAATACAAAATGCATATTAGGTTTTACATCCCTATAACCTTTTACGTATTCTAAATACCATTTATGAGGGCAAGATTTATAAGTAGAATATTGTGAAAAAGATACAACCTTATCCGTTGCGTAATTTACTTCCATATTCTTCAAGTATTTTTTGACAACATAACCAACCAGTTAAAATATATTTTTCTCCTGAATGTGGGGTATTACCCCTATGAGGGTGGGTAAATCCTGCTGGGAATAAACAAATGGTTCCTTTTTTAGGTTTAACTCTTATTAATTGGTGAAGAAATTCTGTTTCTCCTGCTTCTTCTACATCATTTAAATACAAAGTATAAACAAGTACTCTAGAAAAAGCACCTAAATTATTAGACATTTGTTCAGTATGAAAAATATAAAATCCTTCTGTTGGTAGAGTTTTTTGGATTTTATAACCTCCTGTAGGTTTTAACCCGGGGTAATTATCTAAATGAGAATACTTATATTGGTAATCATCGATTGTATATTTTAAAGATTTATTAAAATTATTTATAACTTTAATAATTGAATTTTTTTCTGTTTCTGAAACATTATCATTTCTTAATATAGCATCTGTAAATATAAAATTATCTCTTGCATGTTGGTTAGGGTTTCTCTTTCCACGTACATCAGGATATTTTTCATATATATTAATCAATGCATCACAAAGTTCATCCGAAACAGCATTTTCATAAATTCCAATATGTTGGTGGTATTTTATTTCCATTTATCTTTAAAAACCATCTGACAAATAATACCATAATTAGTTATATCTTGAAAGGTATCTATAAGAGTTTCATTTTGACATTTTCTACCAGTAAGTATCATATTCTTCCATCTATTAATTTTATCTGAAAGTCTATACCATAAACCAGTCATAGCAAAATCTTTTTCTTCTTCATTTATTAATTGTGTACCTGCTGATACATTACCCATTCCATAATCAAGGTGTTTTTTTGCAAATAATTCAAACTGTTCATCCATTACTTCTACATAAGTTTCATAAATTAATGGATATTCTTTTTTTAATATTTCTTTTGCTGACATATTAAAATGTTTTTTCGTTAAGATTTATTTTAGGTTGGGTGAAGTATTTTTCTAATGTAGCTAGTCTATCATCAGCATCAACTAAAATCATAAGTGCCTCTTCAGCATTTTTATAAAAATCTTCAGTTGAATGATCACCAATTCCAACAGCTTTATTACCTAATAATTCTAAAGATAATAATGCTTTTGCTTTATCTGCCTCAGCAGATGTTTTTAACATAATATAAAGTTCTTTTGTCATTTTAATAATTTTTTTATTTGTTTATCATCTATACTATTATTTTGAAGTATAATTTTTGAATAATCTTTTCCTATTAGATGATAACTATCTTTTATTTCTCTTTTACTAACTTTAAAATGTTTAGATAAAATAGTAATTAATTCAGAATTAAATTTACTTTTTTTTGGTTTAATATACCTAAAAAATGTTTTTCTTTTTGGTACTATTTTACAATAAAAATTATAAAGTGATTCTTTGCTAATAGAATGTTTTTGAATTGTATTAACAAAATCAATGTAATCTTCTTTCATTGATATAAATCGATTGATCATATAAGGATTAAAAGATTCACGATCTTCATTATTAAATGAAGACCATGGTCTTTTATTATAACTTATTTCATTAAGCCAATCAAATATAGTCATTAACTAGTATACTCTTCTCTTAAGTCTTGTGGTAAAGTATCTCCTAATATTTCATTAGTTTCAGGATCATAAAATACAGTGATTGGTACAATAGCATCTTCTGGTGTTCCAGTTATAAATTTTGATACTTTTCTAAGTACCATTCCTGTATGCCATATTTTACCACCTGAAGGTGTTTCAAGAGGGGTTGTTTTAGATAAATCTAGATTCATCTGTGGTTGTTGGGTATTATCCATTTTTTAATAAATTTGCGATACATCCCATGAAAGTAATTTCTTTATCAGGAGCCATAACAGACTGATATTGTGATTCGGCAATAATAATTGTACCTAACACTGGGTTGTGGAATGAATCTAGGTTTTCAAATAAGGCTCTATATAATTCATTGTAGTCTCTTATATTTGAATCGGCTACAATTTGTCTAATTTGGTTAAATGCCTTAGCATTTTTTGATTTGATTAAATCAATAATTTGATTTGTATATTGTTTTTGATTAACAATATCTTTATTTAATTGTAAAAATGTTCCTGCAACATCATAAACTATACACGATTGTAATAAGTTTAATGTTTTTCTAATATCAGGGTATGTTTGGTTTACAATCTCTACTATATCATCAGTTGCACGATTGCACCCTTCAGCATCTAAAATAGTAGAACAACGTTTTGCTACCTCTGATTTAGAAGGGGGTAATACTTCAAATATTGATGTTCTAGATTGTATAGGATCGATTATACGTTCAATATAATTACAAGTAAATACAAAACGTGTTGTTTTAGAATATGTTTCAATAACATTACGTAATGCTGCTTGTGCGTTAATTGTTAAAAAATCCGCTTCATCCATTATAACCACTTTTAATTCGCGGAATGTTGCAGCAGAAGCAAATGATTTAACTTTTTCTCTAATTGTATCTATACCATTTTCATCTGAACAATTAATATAAATTGAATCACAATCTAAATTGGTTACAATAAGTTTAGCAGCAGTAGTTTTACCTGTACCTGCAGGACCGTACAACAAGATATGTGGAATATCCTGTTGTTCAATCCATTGGTTTAAACTTGATTTAAATACTTCGTTTCCAATATAATCCTTAGGATCAGTTGGTCTAAAACGTTCTGTAAATAAAGTATGTTCTTTAAGCATATATTTAATATACAAAAATTAATTACATCATCCCCGCCATTGGGTTAGCTTCTTCTTCTTTATCTGTTCTTTTTTCATAAACAACAGATTCAGTAGTAAGAATAGTACCCGCTATTGAGGCAGCATTTTCTAATGCAATTCTAGTTACTTTTTTAGGATCAATAATTCCTAATTCTTTAAAGTCAACCATTTCTAAGTTTTTATAGTCTAAACCTAACCAAAAATTAGGGTCAGCACTACTTAAACCATAGGAAGCAAATCTAACATCGTTTACTTCATGGCCAGCATTATTTAAAATCTTTAAAAATGGTTCTTGTATAGCTGATTTAACAATTCTTCTACCAATAGCTATATCTTTATTTTCAGAGATTGTATTAATAACATTTGCGGCATATAATAAAGCAGTACCACCACCAATTATAATACCTTCATCTAGAGCAGCTTTAGTAGCAAATAATGCGTCTTCTACTCTATCTTTTTTCTCTTTAATTTCAAGTTCTGAATTACCACCAACATTAATAATTGCTACACCACCAATTAGTTTACCTAATCTTTCTTGTAATTTTTCTTTTTCAAATGCAGAACTAGCATTATCAAGTTGTGTTTTAATTTCTTCAGCTCTAGCAGTAATAGCTTCTTCTCCACCTTTACCATCTATAATGGTAGTAGTTTCTTTTTCTACTGTTACTTTTCTAGCTGAACCTAATAATTCATTAAATTGAATAGGTTGCATTTTATCAAGTTTATGTCCTTTATTTTTGGATAAAACTTGCCCACCTGTAACTGTAGCTAAATCTTCTAAAGCCATAGTTCTTCTATCACCAAATTCTGGTGCTTTAACAGCTACTGCTTTAACAGTACCTCTCATTTTATTAACAATTAATGTTGCTAATGCCTCACCATCAATATCTTCAGCTACAATTAAAATAGGTTTAGATTCACCACTTGCCTTATTTAATACATTAATTAATTCTGATGCTTGTGTAATTCTACCATCATAAATTAAAACATAAGGATCGTCTAATATAGCAGACATTGAATTATTATCAGTAACAAAATAAGGAGATTTAAAACCTCTATCGAATTGCATACCTTCTACTACTTCAAGTGAAGTTTCACCCGTTTTAGATTCTTCAATAGTAACAATTCCATCTCTACCAACTTTATCTAAAGCAGTAGAAATTAAATTACCTATTTCAACATCATTATTACCTGATATAGTTGCTACTTCTTTAATTTGGGTATCGTCTGTAATTTCAGTAGACATTTCTTTTAATCTATTTACTACTGTTGCTACAGCTTCATCTATACCTTTTTTAATATTAACAGGATTAGAACCATCATTAATTTGTCTAATTCCCTCTTCCAAAATAGCAGTAGCTAATACTGTTGAAGTTGTTGTACCATCTCCTACCTCATTAGCACATTTAGTTGAAACTTTTTTAGCTAATTCTGCACCTATAGATTCAGTTTGATCTTCTAATTCTTTAAATGCTTTAGCTACAGTAACACCATCTTTAGTTACTTTAATCTCACCAGTATCTTCTTTAATTAATACTGTTCTACCTGCAGGTCCTAACGTTGACGCTACACTGTTATTAAGCTTTTGAACTCCCTCTAAAAGCTTATTTTTTAAATCTGTTCCGAAACTTGTTTCTGTCATTATTCTATAATTGATAAAACTGAATTTTGTGCTGTAATATAATATTCTTCTCCTTCAATGGTAATTGCTTGTGCACCCATTTTTGGAATTAAAACTTTCATACCAACTTTTAATACTGAAGGTACATACTCTCCTTTATTAAAGTTATAGACTTCTGAAATAGCGATAATTTCTCCCATTTCAGGTCTTTCTTTACCCATATCAGGAATAATAATATTTCCTGCCATTTGCTCCTCCTCCTCTATAGGTCGAAGGATAACGTTTCCATTAACTGGTTTTAATTTGCTCATTATTTTAAAATTGCTTCTTTAAGTTTTAAATGTGTTTCTTTGAATTCTTTAGCGAATTCGG